TATAGTTTGTTGTCCTAATGCCACTTGAATATTGTTTTCTAATATAGCTTTTTCTTCTTCATCCGGAGCTAATTCGATAAAAATACCAAAATCATAAAGATGCAACATAGTCATTTCTTGTAAAGTAGCAACGTTATGAGCACCTACTTTTTGGATAAAAGCATCTCTTGTAGGTGAGTATTCTATAATATCAGATATTCTAAGTGATAAAGCTTCACAAACTTCCTCTGTTAAAAACAAACCTCCGTTTAATATATGTCTTGTTGCAGTATTAGAATTAGCAGCGGCCATTTTTTGAACTCCTACTAAGGCTCTTTCGTCTGGTTTCGCAGCGTCTCTAGCTTCGTTTAAACCTGTTGTATCTCTTATCATCTGTAGATAATAATTATAGTTACTTACAAGTGACTGTAATTTAGCCCCTCCGTTTCCTGACTGTATTTCTTGGATAGGTATTTTTCCAGGATTCATATCGCCCTCTGATGTATATGATCTACCTATAACACTACCAGTTTGAAAAAACATGTTTAAAGCCTCTTGTGGATTGTAAGTTGTTCCGTTTCCAAGATCTACTTCAGCAAGACCATCAGCATCTAAATAAACACCATCTGGAACCATACGAGACATTACTTGCTGTAACTTTAAATGGGTTATTTGAATCATATCAGCAAAACCAGTAATTCTACCAACTAAACTTTCTATTCTTCCTTCGTACATCTTAGGGGCGCAAATTGCATAGTTCATTTT